TAGTTCTTGTAAAAACCACTGATTTGTATTAGCAAAAAGTCTGGTCTGTTGTGTTTGAAAGTTCTTCAATGATACGTATGGTGTATTGATAGGTTTCACTTCACCATAACGTTTAATTAATTGATTATAGATGAAGTCTGCTAATACTACTTGAGCCTCAGGACCATCATGTCCTTTGTCTAATGCTTTAGGATAACCAGCAGTAATATCGCAAAAATCTCTTAATGTGTTGGGATGTGTTCTTATAAAATTGTCTAACGTATAATACTCTTTTTTAACAAAGTTTTTAACTATACTAGTATAGTCAGGCATGTAATCTGCTGTTAAAAAGGGAGTGTTAGTAGAGTCAAACAGATTTATCAATGATGCCCAATATCTTAATTTTCTACCCTGAGAAAAGCAAATACCCTTCTCATCCATATGAGAAAAGAATGCTTTTGATATTGCTAAATGGTCAGTGGCAGCAAGATTTACGTAGTCATTTACTTTTTCATACGTATCTTCGGTCACATATGCCTCTGTGCGAATGTTCATTGACATTCCAATTACAAAGAAAGGCTTTGAACCAGTTGGAAGATTTTTATAATAGTAATCATAGGTTCTACGATGTATGCCATCGTTGCTTGAACCGGGTACTGCTAGATTGACTACAGGCACGCCTAACTTGTTTGCAAGTAAGCGAGGCCAACCTTCATTGGGAGGGTCGTATAGACCTTGACAGTAAGTAAAACTACATCCGTTTACTACTAAGTGCGATATTTCTAATGCCATTTATACTCTGAAACTTTCACCGCATCCGCAGTAATCTTTGGCATTGGGGTTGTTGAACTCAAAGCCCTCATTTAGGCCATTCTTCTTATAGTCAATAACCATGCCAGCAAGATAAACTTCTGATTTAGGATCAACGTATAAGTTGTATCCATCTTGTTCGTACACTTTATCAGTGTCAATGGGAGAGTCTACGAATTCTAATACGTAGGCTAACCCAGAACAGCCTGTGGTTTTGACACCAACTCTGATACCTAAACCAGAGCCTCGCTTTGTTAGATGGTGCTTGATTTTATTATGTGCTGTATCTGAAACCGTAATCATTCAAATATTTATCCTACTTTACAGTATACAAATATTACGTGTGAATGTCAACTAAAAAGGTTTATTTTTGTGCTTGTTTAGCCATTTGAGCAACGACCTTTTGATTTTCATCTTCGGGTGCTTCGCTTGCATCGCCTTGGCCTTTGAATACAACAGTGTCACCTTGAATGTTAGTGACTACGTTTTTGAGAGGGGGAACTTTAACCATGTTGTACAAGTCAGTCTTATCTAATACAACATCATATTTACGGAAATAGTCTAATAGGTTATCAGTGGTAAAACCAGGACCGATTTTACCACTGTCAACATCTTGCTTGAGTTGATTGATAAGTGCAACAATCTTAGTGATTTTTGCACTTTCCATTCCTTGGTCAAACTCAAAGAGGCGCATTATTTACCTCTTGGCTCTGCCAACTGCTCCTGTCATGTCTGCTTCTGGCTCTTCGGCTGCTGCAGGCTCAGGAATTTCAGCATCGACTTCGGTATCCATAGCAATTTCTTCTTCGCCGCCTTCTGGTGGAAGTTCTGCCATACCTGCATCAGGAGTAGGAGCAAATTCTCCGCCACCTTGACCAGTGATTGTGCCTAATGCAGCCTTCAACCCAGTGAATGTTTCCTTAAGTGCAGCACTCAATGTATCTAACTGTGCAGATACTTGGTCATTGTATGACTGGCTTTCCTGTACGCCGATTTCACTTTCAATGCTTGATACTAGTGCAGGCAATTCTTTAACTTGCATCTGACCAACATCTTCTAGCATCTTCTGAACACTGTCAACCATATCTTGTGCAGCAAGAACGACCTGAGACTTTTCGACTTCTTCATTCTCTACAACGATACGTGCAGAAGGACGCTGCTTCAGTTCAGTATAGTGCTGTGTTAGAGCCTCAGCCATGAATACTAACTTTAGGTATGCAGGGCTATTTTGGTTCTTATGGAAATCCTTAGAGTTACGTGACTCCTTGATAAGACCGTGAACTTGCTGTAGAAGGCTCATGGTCTTCATCTTGTCCAATTTGCTAGTGTCGAACTTCATTTCAAAGTTCTCTGCTAGAGCCTTGGATGCATAGTTTTTGGTTTCTAAATCAGTTAGTTTCATAGGGTTATTCTTCCGTTTTGATTATGTATTTATCTCATATGGCTGAAAGTGGGCCCTTTTGTTTTATTAAACTTTTGGGCTTGAATCATCCTAGAAGTATTTATGTAGGAATTAAGTTCCTTTAACATCTGTTTTTTCTTAATTACATCTTCTTCGTACTTAGTGATGTAAATCCAACGATTGTTCTTATCTTTAGTTTTACTAGCCATCTTTTGATGAATAGCAATATCTACTTCCATGCTGCATAGTCTGAGGTCTAAGTCTTTAATTCTATTAGCCTCATGATACTTCTTTACGTTGTCAAATGTACACCAAGTCACAGCATTCTTTACATTAGCGAATTCATGTGTAGTATCAGTATTATAGATACTTACCTTAAAGTAGCCACCCCTAACAGGATAAATCTTGTATTTCCCAAACAATTCATAAGTGCCGTCATCGTCAGCAAAAACAACAACGTCTTTAATCGTGGGTAATTCACGCTCTAAAAACTTTTCAAACTTCTTTGTGTCTACCATTATATCACCTCAAAATATATGTTCTTTAAGTCAGGAGTTGTATCTAAGAATGCTGGGGTTTTATTATATTGACCCTCACAGATTATCATAGGTACTCCCTCGCAGTCACGATATAATGCGCCTAGAGGTGTAATACCATCTTCAAAGACACTTGAATGCTGTATCTCAAATTCAAACTTCCAGCATTTATAAACTGTATCTTCTTCTTGCTGATATAAGAAACCGAACTTATCAAATTCGTCAAATCTAAATTCCATGATGTGAGGGACTTTAATAACTTCGGGCTGTGAACGTAGTGAAATAACTTGCAACACTGTATCGAAATTGCATTGCGTATTACGTCTATGCAACCAATTGGCTACATCCGCTGTCTGAGGCTTAGAGCGGTTCAATACACCTGTTTGTGTAATGTCAAAAAGAGTGTAGCAGCAAATACGATGTGACATGCATATATTTAACGCCAATAAAAAACCCGGGAATAAATCCCGGGTTCTTATTTTTTTACGCTTTCGCTAAGATTAGTTAGTGAAAGTTGCTGATGCTGTTACAGTTACAGCGTTTGCCCAACCAGCGTCTGCTTCTAGAGCAGCGACTAGACCAGCAGTTGTCCATGCACCTGTTGGGTATACAGCAAATGCTAATGTGTCATTAGATGCGTCTGTGTACTCATAGATATAGATTGTTGCTAGTTGCTGAATTGTCTGGATACCAGCAGCCAACTGAGTTGTTGACAATGCGCCGTTTGCAGTTGCAGTGAAGAAGTCTAACTTAGGACCCTGTGGCTGAACTGTTGCGCCTGATGTTGCAGTGTTAACACCTGAGTTGGTGTATGATGGGCTGTCGATCCACTGTACTGGTTGTAAGTCACCATTAACTCTTGTAAATTGTGCCATTTTCGTTTTCCTTTATATGTTGTGAGCCTTTCGGTCTCTGAATGTATTTATGCCTGTGCGAAAAAAACCAGGCCTAGGTGTTAACGGCCAGCAAGATTTTGGCGTGAAAAGCCCATTCTATCGACAAATTTTAAGCCGTTAGCAACGAACCCTTCGTGTGTTTCAGTACCGTCTTGTAGATAGCCCTTGACTGGGCTAGACTTTGCTGCTTGGTCTAGTTGCTTTACAACGTCCATCTTGAAGTTATAGATAGCGACCCAAATCTTAAATGCCCCTACTAGACCCTGCTTATTGACTTCGAAATGCTCTAAAATCTTAGCCTTCATCTTTTCTGACATAGGTCTAGACTCTACATATTCAATAAAGCCGTCTAATAGATTAGTAAGATTACCCGCTACAATACGCTTATTGATATACGTAGTGAATAGTTGATTGAATGTGTTACGTGCTTGTGGGGCAGTTTGCATCAAGTCACGTACTACGTTTCCGTACTTGGCTAATGCTTGTTCAGCCGCATTCTTTAGTTTAGTATTGACTTTGAGTTTGGGTGTCACTGGCATCTTGCTAGGAACAATAGCGACATTGCTATTATTTTCTAGGTTACCAATAGTACCGTTCAATGGAACTGCATCGTCTGTACTTGCTGCGTCTGGCTTAATGAACTGGTGAACTGCAACTGCTGCTTCTTTACCTGACATTAAACGTCCAACTTCACTATCACTATCTACTGAGTATGTGATTCCGTTTGGATTTGCTCTGAATGAGAATTGACCATTACGCTCTTGTAATGGCTTACTGAATAGTAAGTCGCCCCAGTAATATCCGTTGCTACCTCTGTCTGACTTTTCGAGTCCTGGCCAAATTCTAGCAATCAAGTCATACAAGTCACCACGATTAACACCTCTAGCGTTATCGTATTCTACGAATTCTTGAGGGCTGTGTACTACACGACCTGAGCCGTCTTTCTTGTTGAACATGTGCTTGTCCATGATAGAAAACTTTCCATCAGGACCGCGACCAAAAATCAATGCAGGATATCCATCCCACTTGATAGTTACGGTATTTGGATTTGATACAGTTGCTTCAATAGCGTCAATCGCTCTTCGTGCGCCTGACTCATCATCTAAAAACACTAGGTCTTCAGGATGGTCTAAGTGACCCTTCGCCTCAACAATTGGTTGCTCAATTGTCTCTAAGCGATTTCTTAATTGTGCTAGTGCTTCTGATAAAATCATTTTGATACACGCTTTGATTCTGCTACTCCAGCACTTGCTCCCGCTACCGGTGCAGGTGCTGCTGGTTTAAATGACTTAATCAAATCATTGTATACCTTAGCATCAACTTTAGCAAGTTTAGCAAGGTCTAACTTAATCTGTTCTGCCATCTGATGACTGTTCATTGCGCCTGCTGCTGGCTTTGCTGCTGCGGGCGCTGACGCTGCTGCGGGTGCTGACGCTGCTGCGGGCGCTGCTCCAGGTGTCGCTGCTGCGCCTGATTGTGCGGGTGCCGCTCAGCCCATAGCCTTCTGAATGTTGGCCTTTTCATCATCTGCTCCTGGGGCTGCACCTTTAGACAGTGCAA